ATGGATCACATTTTAACCAGAGAGGAATCTAAGAGGCTTATGGAGCTTCTTAACCTTCCAATGACAGAATATGGAAATTTTCCACTCATGAGAAGAGCTTTTTTAAAAGCTTGTAAAATTTTGCACCCTGATAAAGGGGGAAACGCTGAACAGGCTCAAGAATTGATTTCTCTCTATAGAAAATTGGAAGAAAGTTTACCTTCCCTAAATCCCCAGGAGTCATTTACCACTGATCAGGTCAGTGTGTCTTCTGATACTATGGGTTTCTATTTAAAAGATTGGAAAGCATGCATAAAAGGGAATCCATTATGCATGTGCCTTTTCTGCCTGCTAAAAGAATCTCATTCCAGAAAAAACAAGAACAGGAGACCCAAGGTTTGGGGTGCATGTTATTGCTTCGAATGCTATATTCTCTGGTTTGGGCTGGAATATACTTACTATGTTTGCTGCTCCTGGATGGGAATAATAGCCAATTTACCCTTTGGCTCCTTGAATATTTAGGTAAGTTTCTTTTTCAGATACCCCCTTATGGGACACCCCAGTGGGAAGCTTGGTGGAGAGACTTTAACAAAGACTTTGATCTTTCATGTGATGAAAGTATGGAAGATTCTGATGAGGGGGAACCCCAACCCAGCACCAGCCAGCAGCAAAGAAGAAAAAGGGAATCCCCCGATGACTCTACCCCCGGCTCCCAAGCCACGCCACCGAAAAAGCCAGCTCAGCAAGAAGAAAAAGAAATCCCGGAGGACCTGGTAGAATTCTTGAGTAAAGCAATTCTGAGCAATAAAACTATAACTTCCTTTCTGATTTATACTACATTGGAAAAGAGTACCTTACTTTATACTAGATTGTTGTCTAGATTTAAATGTACTTTTATTAGTAGACATAAATTTAATTGTGATGGCTTTGTTTTTTTGATTACTCCTGCCAAGCATAGGGTGTCTGCAATCAATAATTTTTGTATAAATTTCTGTAGTGTTAGCTTTTTGAAGGTTTGTGGGGTGAACAAGGAAGTTCCTTTATACCAGAAACTTTGTGAAACACCCTATGTTTTGTTGACTGAAAATATTAAGGGGGGATTAGATGCAGAGTTATTTGATATTCCTGAGGAAGCACAGAGGAATGTTTCCTGGAAAATGATAGCTGACTTTGCTTCTAAAACTCAGTGTGAAGATTTGTATTTGCTTTTAGGATTATATAAGGAATTTGCGTCCTCTGTCGAAACATGTAAGAAATGTGATGAAAAAATTATTCCAGATCATTATGAGCACCATAAGGATCATTATAGTAATGCCTGCTTATTTTTGGACTGTAAAAATCAAAAAGCTATTTGTCAGCAAGCAATTGATGGGGTGATTGCATCAAGGAGAGTAGAAACTGCCCAGTTGTCTAGAAAAGACCAGTTAAGTCAGAGATTTGAAAAATTGTTTGAGAAAATGGAAGTTTTATTTGGAGCTAGAAGCAATGTTGACATGACAGTGTATATGGCCGGTGTTGCCTGGTTTGATTGCCTTTTCCCAAACCAAGATATTAAAGATATGATAATGGAATATTTGGAATGTATTGTGGATAATATTCCCAAAAGAAGATATTGGCTTTTTATAGGTCCTGTAAACACAGGGAAAACAACACTAGCTGCAGCCCTGCTTGACCTTTGTGGTGGAAAGGCATTAAATATTAACATGCCTTTTGATAAAATTAATTTTGAGCTGGGGGTTGCAATTGATCAATTTTCAATTGTTTTTGAAGATGTCAAAGGTAGCAGATCTGAGAATAAGGACCTTCCTACTGGGCAAGGAATTACAAATCTGGATAATCTGAGAGATTATTTGGATGGGGCAGTAAAGGTCAATTTAGAGAAAAAACATATGAACAAAAAAACCCAGATTTTTCCCCCTGGGATTGTCACCTGTAATGAATATTTTATTCCCCTCACACTCAGAGTGAGATTTTGTAGAAAGATTAAATTCTGCTTTCTCAGATCTCAATATTTTGCCTTGAAAAAAACCCACCAACTTTCCAGATACAGAGTTCTCCAAAATGGTATTTGTCTACTTTTACTTTTGATCTATTATTGTGAAACTGAAGAATTTGTGGAAAAATTGCAAAGTAAGGTAGTTTATTGGAAGCAGAGAATAGATGAAGAAGTAGGAGATTCTATGTTTCTTAAAATGAAAGAGAGATGTTTAGCTGGCCAAAACATTCTAGAAGATGAGGAGGGGGCTAATTCAGAACAAAACACTCAAAATTCTAGAGATACTGCAGAAGAATCTGTGATTTATTGATTACAATAAAATTTCAAAAATTTTCAATTATGTGGTATTTTTGTGACTTCTTCACCATATTGGTTTCTGTATCTGATCATATCTGGATCTCCAGGTAGGTCTTCAACCCCTTCATATACTCTAACTTCTTCCACTTGAGCATCTTTACCTTCCATATCCTGACCTGCAATCTCAGGTTGCATTTGGGAAAACAGAGTATTTAATAGACTACTGACAGGATAAGGATTTTTCACAAGCCTTTTTCTCAAAGTAACACTGAAATATCTAGGAAGACCTCTAAATTGCATTTTCTTTGTGGATTGGGTTCTGAAACCACAGATGTCAGCACTGGCTAGATACAATCCATCTCCTTTGCAGAGAGGTCCCACTCCGTTTTCATTTAGTAAAATGGTTGTCACAGTATTTGTAAATTGTAAAACAGGAGGTGTAGTCAATCCACCAGTATAAGACCCAAAATATCTGGAATTTTCATTTTTTGATGGATCAGGACACCAAACTTCTATAGGATAAATCCCATCTTTCAGGAGTTTGGCTTTTAATGAGGGATCAAGGACTTGGGCAGCCTTAGGAGCTGCTTGCAAAGCAGCCAGCGGTGAAGGATACTTGGTTTTATAATTGTTTACAACCATTTGTAAATCTAATGGTTCTCCCCCAATAGCAAACATGTGAAAATTGAGACCCTGTATAGGGACTCCAGCACCTTCTTGATCAAATTCTCTTAGAACTGCAGAGTGAACATTTGTCAAAGCAGAGATTCCCACTACCTCTGTTTTGACACTAACAGCTTCCCACATAAGGATAGTGTTACAAGTAATATCTTCATTAAGCATAGGAAGGTTAATCTTAGCCATGCTATAGCAAGGGAGTTCAGCCTTTCCAGGATTATCAGCGCTAATATCTTGAGAAACAGTAATATTATCACTATAGCCATAGTAATCTGAATTGTCTGGTTGTCCCATCCGAGGATTCAAATAAGCTTCAATTTGGGTTACAGAATCAGGCCCAGTCCTGACACTTAAAACTTCAATGCCACCACTTATAATGAGCCTAGGAACTTCAGATGGTCTTTTTCCTCTTTTTGCTGGGGGGGCCATCTTCTTTCTCTAGTTGAGTCAAAGTATCTCCCCAGCTAGGATTGATGTCACCATACAACCCTAGAATTAAAGGTAACATCCAGTCAGGTGTTTGCCTTTGGAAAGCACCCCCCGGAGGAGCATATCTCTCCACATAATCAGCAGATTTCACATTATCTTCAATAGCCAAAACTCTATCAGGCACTGGGAGTCCAGCCCTTCTATCTAACTGTCTTCTCTGAATGGGATTTAGTGGTGGGAGTTGCCTATAGTAGTTTTCTAACCCCCTGTATAAATTCTGGGGATTAAAATTGGAAATAGCCCACCTAGCATTCTCAAAATATTGTGCCAATGCTTCTGCTGCCGTCTGAGCTCCCCTCTGAGCTAATTCTCTTGTGGCATGTTCCAATTGCAATCTTTGATTATCTAAAAACCTTTGGCCTGCTCTTTGAAGGCCCTCCCACACATATCTACCTAATGCCTGATATAAATCAACAGCCCAGTTTGTGGGATCAATATAATGGATAAATCTAGCAATATGCATGGCACCAGGAAAATAAATATCAAGCTCTCCAATATAGGGAATTAAAGCCATGTTTAGATTTGCTATAGGAGTTGTGTAAGAATAATTATAAGGTGCTAGAGAAGCAGCTAAAGCAGATCCAATAGCCACAGAATCAACAGCTAAAGCAGCATACAATTGTGGAAAAACAGCCCCAAATTGATTAAATGCTGTGAGAGCTTCTTGTGTGATTCCAGCAGCAGCTAAAGCTTCTGCCTCTGTGAAGCCTTCAAGGGTAACAAGGTTAGTAACAAAGGCCTCTAAAGCTTCTGCGGTTGCTAGAGCTTCGCCACTTAAAATAGCATCAATGCCAACTCCAGCTGCAGTTGCTAAATCAAAAACTTCAGCAAGGACAGCAAGCAGTGCTCCCATTCCTAAAATAAAGAACATACCTTAAGGGAAAAGGGTCTTGAGGTCATCACAGAGTGCAAAAATCTGTTCCATAAGTTCAACTTGTTCTTGTAGGTTCTTACAGGCCGAGCAGGCCTCTGGCGTTAATCCAGGAAACACTCCCTTTAGGCTTCCTGCCAAGGGACTATTTCCTGGTATGATGCCATCAACCTCGCTCCGCCCATTGAGTGGTTCTGGGCTACTTTCCAAGTCTGGGCTTGTCAGTTCTGGGCACATATCCAATTTCCTTTTCAGGGGGGGTCTGAGAAGGGGAACTGGGGGGGGCTCCTGTTTCACAAACCTAACAAGCTTTGGACCCTTGGGAGCACAACATTTAAAACAATTAAACATTCTTTTTTTAAAATTATCCACAACTCCATAAACTTCCTCCTTAGAAATTTCAATCCCTTTAAATTCTTTGCATTCCTTAAAAAGAACAACAAGGTTATCTAGAAGGTCAATCAGCTCTAACAGTGTTTCCTGGTTTGCAGGCTTGTCACGCAACTGTAGTACTTTAAGAAAACACTTGAAACTCTGCCAGGCAACCCGTAGCCCTTTCATGACCTCTTGTGGTTCCTTTTTTTTCTCAGAATATAAAGAGGCCTGAGGCTTAAGGCCCCTACCTTTCTTCCAGCAGAAAGGGAGAGGCTTTTTGAGGCTTCAGAGGCTTTTTTGAGGCTTCCAGGCTTCCAGAAATCTGAAAAGAAA